TAGACTTGTTGCAAAATCAATGGTTTGTCAAAACACCAAGAGACTTAAGTAAAAATATATTTCTTACAACAGACGAAGCAGATTTTCTAACTAAAAAAACAAACGAGATAAATATAAATCAAACAAATGATTCAAAAGAAAAAGAAATAATAGTAAAATCAAATGAAGAACGGTTAAAAAAAATGATAAACATAAATGGAAAAATTTTAATGATGTATAAAAAACGATTTGATGTCCAATTTAACAAAGGTACAGAATTTATACCTTCTTATTTTTTTGAAACAACTCCAATGAACACGACGATTGATGCGTCTCATCTCCTTCAAATAAAAGATAAATTGGGAAATGATATACCAACGAATCACTTAGAAAACCAAAAAAATATCTTAGAAGAAAAAGAAACTGCACTCAATATGTTCATAACTTCTAAAATAGACACACCAAATGCAACGACTATTCATTTTCCTTCGCAAAGATGGAATAATTTAGTATTTAATTATCAAGGTAGTAAAGTGGATATTTTTGCAAATGGCGTCTTAACAAGAACTATAAACTTTGAGGGGAAAGTACCTGTATATCGGCCAACGGATGTTGTGACGATTGGAAATGAAAAAAATAATTTACATGGGGCTATATGTAATGTAGTTGTTTATCCAGAAGTGTTATCTGTAAATCAAATTGTTAGAATGTATAATATTCTTGAACTAAAAAATCCACCCATGTTGTAAAGATATACATAAAATAAAATTGTTTTCTAATTATATAGATTCATGGAAGTCAATTATACACTGATTATTTTAGGCATAATCTTAGTGATTGTTATTTATATAGTTTATTTAACGATCAAAAGCAAGGGTGTTTCTGTAACAAAAAAGATTTATTTAATGGACACAAATTCTGATGTTCCAATGAAAGATTTAGTCAATCCTGTGTCAACAAGTTACTACTATAGTTTATGGGTATATGTGAATACAATTGCTACTGGCGATACCAAATTATTTTCAATAGAAAACAGTTCAAGTGCGATATTCTTCAAGTTATTTATAACTGGTGATTCAAAATTGAAATATAGTATAACTACGACTGCAGCAGGATCTGCAAGTCCAGAAATAACCAATGAAATCATGACTAATTTTCCTCTTCAAAAGTGGGTATGTATAGTGGTTAGTGTAGATAACACGATAGCTGATTTGTATATTGATGGTAAATTAATTAGATCTCAGCAATTAAAAGATAATAAGGCACCTGTAAGAGAATCAAAAATTACATATCAATCATCTGTTGACGCATATATTACAAAATTTGAACGTCAAGCGATTCCTATGGATCCAGCTACAGCATGGAGTAATTATATGGCAGGAAATGGAGGTAATTATTTAAGTAGTTTATTTTCTTCTTATGGAATGAATGTAACTCTTACAAAAGACCAAATTGATTATAATCAGTTCACCTTGTTTTAATATTTTCTACTTTCTTTATATAAGAGATGGATAAACCTTTAATAAAACAAATGGAAGATTCTATTCCAACTACAAGTGATCTATCTGAAGGTATGGGTAATGCAACAAAAACTATTACCGATACATTTACAAATGCCAAAGAAAATATTCAATCTTCCTTAAAAGATTTTTCAAGCAAAAGTGTTATAAATGCAGGTTCTGAATTTCTTAATGCCAATGGACTTTTAGCAAAATTCGCATTTGTTATTTTAGTTTTTTTAATATTCTTATTGGTATTGAAATTAAGTGTAAGTATAGTAGCTTATTTTTTAGCACCAGCAAGAAACCCATATATTGTAAGAGGATTATTGCCTGGGACAGAAGAAGTAACAATTACACAAAATCCAGCCGATGCAAATGCGGTTACTACTTTATTATCAAATGATCGTTATACTGGTGCAGAATTTACTTGGACTGTTTGGTTAAAATTAAAAACCGATTCTTCTTCTTCCAATTCATTAAAACATGTATTTTCTAAAGGAGAAAATCAGTTTTATTCTACTACTGTAAATGTTGATAATCAGGATATATCTGGAAAAGTAAATACATTAAATAGTCCTGGTCTTTATTTGCAACGTTATGATGCATCTATGAATGGTGATTCTTATGCTACTGAAACAAAGACTACTCAATATAAACTGATTGTATTAATGGATCATATCGCACAAGAATCCAATAGTACTTATTTTAATGCTATTGCTGTACCAAGTATTCCTATTAATAAATGGGTACATGTGGCTATTCGTTTAGAAAATATGATATTAGATGTCTATGTGAATGGTACTATTGTAAAACGAACCACCTTATCATATGCACCCAAACAAAATTACAGTAATATTCTTGTCAATGGAAATGGTGGATTCAACGGAGATTTATCTAATTTAAAATATTACAATTATGCATTAAATGTGTTTGAAATCAATAATATTATATTATTTGGTCCAGATACAAGTAGTAGTAAATTATCCTCTAGTTATGGATCTACAAATTCTTCTTATTTGTCTTCCAGTTGGTATATGGGACAACAAACATAATATTTTTACCACTTACATTTTTATTTATGGTCATAAAAATGTATATTATACTATATATGTCTCTTACACAAATAGAAAATTATTGTTATCAACGACAATTAAAAATGTTATTTAATACTCCTTCTCAAAGATTTGAATTGGTTTCCCCTTATACTTCTAAACAATTTACAAAAGATCAATTGGATATGCGTAGAAAAGCAGAGGTGTTAAAACGATCCAGTCCACCAAGTACAGGTGGAAGTAAAGGAAATTCTTTAACAAAAGCACAAAAATTTGCTCTTCTAGTTCGTGGTTCTTTACCCAATATTACAACGACCAACATTGCAACGATCAACGTATGTAATAACATAGCGACACCATCCAGTTCAAGTGATGTTCCAGGTCCTATTGTAATGTTATATGAAGATGATTCAATTCCTATTTATAATTTTGCAGCTCCAACTAGAACATTTGCTATTATTGAGCAGAATAAAACCAATCTATTTGTTTTTCATGAAACATCGGATACTGTTTGGTTGAATCAAGAAAAAAAACGTATCGGAGTATTAGAAATAGTTAATGTGGATAGTGAATATTTAATATTTTCATTAGCCATTCCATTCGTTTCTATGAATCTTTCTCAATTACCTTCTTTACATATCACTTATTCTCAAGAGTTAGTTACCTCTGTTTCACCTACTTATTTTGTAAGTAACGGTACTCTGTATATTACAAATATTATACTGTCTACTGTAAATGGGTATTTTTATGAATGGTTTTTAACTGCTACGGATACTTTTACCATTTCTTCTTCCTCAGTGAAAATGACTTCTTCTTCTTTTAGTTTTTGATAGAATGATATTGTGCTGGATTTAAACATTGTTGTTCACTTGGAAATACTTGACCAGAAAGACATTTATCACTTTCTTTTATATCTATACAACCACGTTTATTCTCATATTCTCCTACTAGACACCATTTCGCTTTAGAAGATCCAACGGTATTTTGTATTTTATTATCTGATGTATCTGGATTCGGGTCAGGTGGTGCTTTAGCGGATGATTTTATGAGTAAATTACCAATATTTTGAACCGCTCCTTCTGCTATATCAATACTTGTTTTTGCTGTATCTCCTACTACGTCGGCTGATTTATTAATGACTGAACCAGATGCTTGAAACAAATTCCCAAAAAAACCGTTGATTAGAGGAGTAAAAATATCAAGTGCTTTATCTAACGTACTCCCAAAGATACTTAAAAAATTTATGCCTAAATAGGCAAACAAAAGAAAGACAAGAAGAATGAATATGATAATCATTTTTCCGTCTAGAAAACTAGAAGAAGAAACAGATGTTTGTACCAAAGGTTGTGCCATGGATTGAGCCATGGGTTGAGGTATGTTTTTTTGAGGTTCTTCTTCTAATAGATTCATTTCAAACTATATACTTAACAGGTATTTTTTCTGGTGGTTTTTGCCGTATTAAGCTTTAAGAACTGTTTCCAAACCATGTTTTTAAGAACCATGTTTTAAGAACCATGTTTTACAAACAAGGCCGTATGCGCCTCCAATAAGAAACGATTTTTTCTTTGCCTCCAAACTTCTTGTTCCAGAACACCAGACGTTCTTGGAAATGGATTCTGATGGAGGATATCCACATAGAATTTTCTTACAACCTCTTTCTAAGAATTTAGAATGCAATATATGTTTGATGATTGTAAAAGATGGCTTGCGTTGCAATAATGACCATAACTTTTGCAAGACATGTCTGACGAAACATTTGAGTACTGATCAGAACTGTCCATCGTGTCGGATTGTTCTTACAATGGAAACTGCAACAATATCTCGCACTGTAAATCTTCTCATCGAGGAGCTGCAAGTGAAATGTTTCACTGTTCCAGAAACGAATGTACAAAATCCTATGAAAAGAACAAGAAGTGGTTGTAAAAACGATTGTGAGTGGAGTGGTAAAACAGCAATGTTAGATACTCACTTAGCTTCTTGTTTGTTTTTGGTGACAAAATGCTCGTATGCTGGTTGCAACGTCAAAATGGAACGTAAATCTATTCATGAACACGAAAATGAATGTATGTACAAGCCCGATAAATGTTTACTGTGCGATGACGTTATCCCAAAATATTTATTGTTGCTTCACGGAGAAGAATTTTGTCGAGAAAAAGAAGTATTATGTGTGAATGGATGTAATACAATGGTAAAGCGATATATGATGGATAATCATAAAAAAACTTGTCCTATGGAAAACATAGATTGCCCATTGAAAAATATTGGATGTAGTTTTAGTTGTTTGCGTAAAGATATGAATGATCACTGCAGAAAAAAGAAAGACCATTTCCAACCTATGATACAGACAATACAATTGCTTCAAAATAAAACTGAAGAACTGAAGAATGAAATAAAAGAATTGAAAAGATTCAAATACTTTTGGGAGATCCCGAACTTCCTTTTTTTACCTCTTCCTCACTTCCTGCCCCGACCAGGAAGTGCGGATAGTTACACCTCTCCTTCATTTATTGTGTTTGGATATACAATGTGTATCGTTGTGATCCGTCACACCGATACATATGATTTTGGTCTGAAAATGGAATCAAGACGACAAGTTAGTCTTTACTCCACGTTTCATATGGGATCCTATAGCAAAACCCGGTTGTCTTCGTTTTCAGCCACATCCTGCATTGATAAACGTGAGGAAAGAAAAGAGGTCATAGATAAAGAATTATCAGCAGACGGAACTCTTCTCATGGAAGTTACCATTTGGAAACCCTCAGTGTAGGCTTAGATAAAAAATCAATTAAAAAGTTCCATTTAAAATGTTCAATGGTGTATAATATTCAATGAACTATAAGAACAAGAAAAGTGTAGATGAAAATTCCCATAGTACGTTCATATAAAAGTAAAATTATATGTAGGTAATGTAAATGGGTTTTTTTCCAATGGTAGAAAGTTTTTTCTTTATGAGTTTAGGAATAAGTTTTTTCTTGATTTTCTTAATGGTATATCATTTTAAGAATCGTGTAGATACATTAGAAAAAAACAATGAAGCACTAGCAGATATTTGTCAAACTTTGGTAGCTGAGTTGGAAATGGTTAAGGTTAATATTTTTAAACGTTCTATATCAAAACCACCTATGGAAACAAATAGTCATGCACAAAATCATATTCTTTCCTCTTTATTCCAAACTATGCCTACCACAGATGAAAGGGCTCCTTTTTTTATTATCAAAGAAGGACCAGTTCCTGATTTTGAATTTGAAGATGAAGAAGAAGACGATGATGAAGAAGAAGATGATGATGACCACGAATGTGGTGATCAGGGAGATCTGAAAGAAACAGAAATAGTCCAAGATAATATTGTTGTAGAAGAAATAAAAAGGGAAGAATTGAAAAACATGGATTTTCAAACAAATGAATTACAATCTGTCTTTGATGATACCATTTCTGAATTTGAACATATAGACACAGGTTCCAAGACAAAATCTAAACCCTATAAGAAAATGAATCTAGCTATGTTACGTACAGTCGCTGTAAATAAAGGATATTCTGGTTCTGAACAAGAATTATGGAAATTGAAAAAAGCAGATATTTTGTCTTGGATTGAAGCAAAAGAAAAAGAAGAACAAAAAATAGAACAAGAAGAATAAAAAATCAAAAACCATAAAACAGTATAAAAATATAAATGTTTTCTTATCCAATATGTTAACTTTTGTTACTGATTTTCTGAATTATTATCGTACTCCTTTGGATCAAAATACAATACGTATTCGTCTAGAACGATTACAGTTTATTGTTGATACTTCTATTCAATTGATAATTTTTACAGATAAGGAATGTGAGCCCCATTTATTACATTTATTAGATAGCAAACACATAGTAATTGTTCCAGTAGATTCGGTTTTTCTAGATACTTTTTCTGGCAAAAACCTGTCATTACCTAAAAACCGTTTCCCACCCAAAGATACAATGGATTATATGATCTATTCACATATGAAAGTAAAATGGTTAAATGTAGCGGTTCAATTAAATCCATTTGATACGTTTCAATTTGCTTGGATAGATTCTAATATTGTACATATGATCCCTTCTCATAAACAAAAACAATGTCAAAACTATTTAACCATCTTATCCCTTCATTCTTTTCATCTTGTATTAATGTATCCACCTGAAGAACATTCACCTTCAAAAATATGTCTTCCACACAATCATCTTTTTATGCCAGGATGTAGTAAAGGAGAGGATATAAATAATTTCCATAATAATGTTTTATGGCGTTTTTGTGGATCTTTTTTTCTTGGTTCTAAAAGTGCCATTGAATATTTAAATGAATTATATGATCAACATTTTTCTACTTTTCTAGAAACGACTCAAACAATGGTATGGGATGTGAATTTTTGGGCATGGTTAGAAAAAAATACGAATTGGAAACCAATTTGGTATTCTGCAAATCATAATGAATCTATTTTTAAAATCCCCGTCTTTGCATATGTTCAAAAATTACCATTGTTAGTTACTTATAAATATAAATATCCAGAAATAGAAAATTTCCGTCCTTCTTCAGCCTCTTATTTAGAATGGGATGAAGTAGATGCAATAGATAAAGAAAAGAAAAGAAAAATACAAATACTAAATACACGTTATGTGAATTATGAATATTTACCGAGTGGTCATTGTACTATTCATGATCCAGAAAACAAAGTGAAAACAAAAAATATGTTTTGTTTCATGCAACCTTGTTATCCTAAGTCTTTTTATGAAGTATCAGAAGTCCCTTTTAAAATGGGAATACGAAACAATCCAGATTCTTTTTTTCAAGGATTAGAAGATATACGATTATATCGTTATAAAGATGCTGTTAGATTTATAGCCACTACCGTAGGATATAGTCCTAGTGGTAAGAATCGTATGGTTCGTGGTAGTTATGCTTATCAAACTTATGAAATAAGAAATGTGGAAATATTGGAACCACCTACAGACACTCCACGAGAGAAAAACTGGATACCATTTATTGGGGAGGAGAAAGAACAAGAAAAAGAATATTTTATTTATTCTTGGACACCGATGTTTCAAATGGGACAAATTGTAGAACGAGACAATAAAAAAATATTGGAAATAGTGATTCAAAAAGAATTTACTTTTTGGAATGGTCAACAACTTAGAGGTTCTTCTAATTTTATATGGACGCCATTAGGTTATGTAGGTGTGGTTCATTTTAGTATAGATGGAACTCTTCCCAAACAATATTATCATTCTCTTATTTGGTTAGATAAAAAAACGTATTTACCGACTCATTTTTCCAATACTTTTTGTTTTCTTGAAGTAGGAATAGAATTTTGTACAAGTATTTTTGTGGAAAATAAAGAAATTATTTTTTGGATTTCTCAACAAGACCGAAATCCTTTAGAATTTAGGGTTTTATTACATACATTTGACCGTCATCCCATCTGAATAAAATGAATGCTATTCCAAACCAGGAGAACTAGTTTGGAGCAAATTCGTCGTAACCTTCAAAATCGTATTCGTATTTATAGGATATATGTGAAATATCGTCATCGTCCGTTTTATCGCTCATCTCGTCCTTTACTTCATCTAAGGCATGGCCAGAAGAACTCAAAAATCCTTTGTCGTACATTTGATTGTACATAATATTATAATGTCTTAAAATAGAGTCGGAATCGGTGGTTTGGTTAAAGGTATGGCCCAATAGTTGATAAATAACTTGTTGAATTCGCTCTATTTGTTCTTTTTGGATTTTATTCATAGTCTCAAGTCTTTTTATCTTTTCTTCCATTTCACTATATTTTTTGTTTTTGGAAAACAAACAATATTTTGGAGTATGTCCCTTCTCATGACAAATCTTACATTTGTTTTCTTTTAGTTTGGGACATTGAATTTCTCCACAAATTGAGACAAAATGTCCTTGTTCTTTACAAAAAGAACATTTCTTAGAAATATAGTGATCATAATATTCATATTCTTCTGCAAGTATGCCCTCATACTTTCTCTCAAACTCAACTTCCGCTTTATCTTCTGCTTTCAAATATCGTGCGTTCATATTACGAATATCTTTACGCATTTTGGTTTGTGTAAAAGGATCAGGTTATTAAAAAAACATAAGAAAACAAAAAATATAATTTTTTTTGAAAAAGAAAAAAGAGAAAGAAAGAAAAAATTGATTTTTTTTATTTTTATCAAGTTTTCATATTCAAACCATTTCCAATCAAAAATGACAAAAGTACTTATCTTCGACGTCGAAACAACCGGTCTTCTTCCCAAAAAGAAAAGTCCTGATACCGAGTATCCTTATGTTTTACAAATGAGTTATTTGATTTATGATTTAAAAGAATTCAAAATAATGAAAACCTTTGATTCGTATATCAGTATATCCAAGGAAGTAGTGATTCCTGAAGCAGCAAGTGCGGTGAATGGTATTACGAGAGAAATGTGTGATAATGGTATTCTTATGAGTGAAGCAATAAAGGAACTTTATAAAGATATTCATTTATATAAATGTAAAGCACTTATTGCACATAATTTTGACTTTGATTCAAAAGTGATTGAAGTAGAAATCAAACGAAATAAAGATGAATTACAAGAGATATGTCCAAATGCAGACCGATTGTTTGAAGAAGAATACTTAAAAGGACACGATATTAGTACTTTATGTACCATGCGAATTTCAAAAAATATTTGTCGTCTTCCATTCAAGAATCAAAAAGTGAATGAATGTAACTACAAATTTCCAACATTGAAAGAATTGTATTTTCATTTCTTTGAAGAAATTCCAAAATCTCTACACAATTCTCTTATGGATGTTCTTGTCTGTTTAAGATGTTACTTGAAAATTCATTTGAAATATCACTTAGAAAACACACCTTTTTATAATATGGTGGATACAGCGTTTATGGAAGAGAAAAAAAATATCTGAAAGAATAAAAAAAACAAAGAATTATAAAAAGTTTAAAATCATTTTTTTTATATGGTGTGTTTTCTTACGCAATGAAAGAACTGAATGGATTTCAAAACGTTGAACACATTTAGAAGAATAACTTTGTTTTTCTAATAGTTGTAACCAGTCCATTATCTTATTTGTATGTTTTTTGTTTTCTAATAAAAACACAATATTTGATTCAAGATAATTCAGTGTTTCTAGAACATGATAAATCATATTGCGTTTGACTTTACACTGCTTGATTTTTTGAAGCCTTCTTGACAATTCTTCTTTGAATGGGGGGACTTTATTTATTATATTTCCACTTCGGAGTTTCATTTCAACGTAAGAAAAAATAATATGT